TCAGGACGGTACAACTTGATACCGTAACGAGCCGTGGTCACCCACTCATGCCGTTGGAAGTCTTTGTTGTACTCGTAGTCCACCTGGGGCATCTGACGCCAAGCACCCACAAACGGGCTAACCGAGGCATCAGCCGAGAAGAACAGGTTGGCCTTACCGTTTACGGACGAGAAGTCCACGTTACTGTTGTCACGGTCAGGCAGAGCACTGTCAGTAACGGTGGCAAGGAAGTTCGAAGTATAAACGTCAAAGCCAAAGATGTTACGGACAAACTTCATACCCGAAGCAATACCCGACGAAACGATACCTTCCCACTGGGGGTTGTTCGAGACGTTGGTAATGTTCGAGATGGAGTTGATGTCGTACTCAACAGACGGGTCAACGACTGCAACCAGATTACGTTGCGGAACATTCGCCTTCTTCAGAGCATGAAGAGCACGGGCAAAGTCATTTACCGCAATCGTACCCGAGACGCCAGCCCAACGGTGCTCAACACCGTCAATGCTTTCGTTTGAGTTTGCCGAGACACCCGATTGCGGTGCAGCAAAGGTCGTCAGTTCGAAGTGCTCCATGATGGACCGTTCCTGTTCGGGAACAAAGCGGGACATCATTTCATTGGCGTAGAAGGCATCCTGTTCGGCCTTCTTCGTCATGTAAGTAGCCGACACGAGGTACTTGTCAATGGTGAAAGTGAACTCACCAGTGTCCATCGGACGGTAGACTACAGCCTGATCTTCGCTGTAGTTATCGACTTGTGCTTGACCAATCGACGGGATGTGAAGAGTGTTGCCGTCACCGAAGCCGTCCAGCATACGGACGTACTTCTGTGCTTGCATCTCATCACGGAGAATCTCCTTAAGCTCGGCAGACCAAAGATCGGTACGAGTAAGGAGACTCATGTTGGCAGTATTCATAGCCATTTAGGTTTCTCCTAGATTCCAAACCTATCACCAAGACGGGCTTTGTCTTCCATCATTTGCCGTTGTATCTTGGGTTGATAGTAAAGGTTACGATTTTCCCTCCGAAGTTTCTGGTAATAGTTCCAGTCCCTGTCAGAGGAGGCTTGCGAAGTAACACTCTCGGTACGGATGGACGAGTTAATCATCGGCTCCAGAGACTTGGCATTCTGCCCCATCAGGGACATAAAGGCATTGGGAGACTTTGAAGCGAGAGACTGAAGTTCTTCCAGACTCATACCCAGTTCCTTTGCCCGTTTGTTGACCATGGACTGAGCCTCGGTCCCAAACTGCTTCGTCATTACTTCCTCGACAAATTTCCTGTTTTGTTGCAGCAAACTGTCTTGTTCTTTTTCCTTGAGTGTTTTCTCTACAAGGCTTTTCAGGTCTACCTCACTTAGTCCTGTTGGTGTACCAGAGACATCGGTGTCAGCATTATCACTGTTAGACAGAGCAGGGTTTACAGTGCTGGAGTCTGTAGCCTTTCCCCTAAGCTCTTGGATCAACTGGGCAGCATAGTCTTGTTTACTCAGATCAGTACGGAGTTCATTAAGCTGACTCTCCAAAGACTGAATATAGGTATCTGATTCTAGTTTCCCTTTGGCGAGTACCTCTGGGTCTTTCCAGTTTTCACCCTTGGTCCTTATAAGCTGCTCAAGATACGATTGGTTAGTTTCTTGTGCAGTAGTGTCTCCGGTTAGAGATTCCTCAAAAATTGACATTATTACCCCTTGGTTAAGGTGATTAAGTTCAGCATATCATCAAGTGCAGCATTGTACTCGTTGACTGCTATCTGACGATACTCCCAGTTAGGAGTGTCGTAATCTCTGACACATTCCTTTTTTCTGTAGTGTGTTTCGAGAATTTGTTTGAGTTCGTCGAAGGCTCTTGAGTACCCGAGAACTTCTTTTTTTCGTTGTTCCTTTTCAGGACCGGTTAGTCCTTGTAGCCAGTATTGTTTCATCCTCAGAACCTAAAAGTATTTTTTACTTCTTTTTTTTCTAGACCCCTAAGAAAATTTTCCATAGCACCTGGACTTCCAGAAACTACTGGCGGCACCGGTTTTATGCCCAGTTGACCCCAAGTGTCACCCATAGTAGCCGGTACCTTTTTAGGTTTAGGCCCCTTTTTTTGGGGACCGGGTGTAATTGTTTGACGATAGTGATTAGGCATTATATTCCCATCTCCTGTTTAGCCATAAGCTGTTGCTGGTTCATCATTTCAGCTTCCTGCACCGCTTGTTGAGTTTCCAGTTGTTCCGCCACCATGATGTTTTCACCAAACAATGTCGGCTCCCCAAGCTCTTCAGAAAGTATCCTCGCAAATTCTTTACCCGACATATGGGCAGCAACAGAAGGATCAGCTAGTTTGATCTGATACAGTTGCTGCAAGCTCTGTACCCGTCTGGCTCGTTCCGCAAAGTGACGAGCACCAATAGGAACAATCTTACCCGAAGCAGTGATGTCATCTTTGGTAATCGTCTTGAAGAGTTCTACACCGTAGTCTTCATCAATGGACCGTACCAAGTCCGACATATTCATATTCCGACGAGCAATCTCAAGCATGTTGTTAAGGACCGGCTCAAGGAAGCTGCGCTCAAAGTGTGCCGTCTTGTGTTCGAAGATGCGGGATGCAGAGTTCTGTAGCATCTGTACTTCGAAGGCAGTCTTTTCACCCGGAGTACGGAAGCCCATGGCTTGCTTCGGGGCACCAGCCATCTCCTCCATCTTGTTCTCAAGTATCTGGATTTGGAGGTCTGCCTGAAGGGCCGTAGGGTCGGGTGCAAGGTATCCTACATCACCCTCTTCACCCATGTAGATACGAGCACCTGGCTCAAACTCAAAGTCCTCTACGTCCCCCTTAATCTTGAGTACGGGATATGCAATTTGATCGAAGACATCTGCCTTGAGGTTTTCAAGGTGGTCGATCCGGTACTGCATACCTACGAGATTATCCAGTGGTCCCATAGAGTAAAGGTTATCCGGTCGGTCCCTCCACCCTGCATGGTACACAGGTGAGCCTGCAAGCCAGCTAGGATTCTGAGCATTGTCCAGAACGTATGCCCTGTCTACAATGGTAATGATCCGATTGGTATGAAGCTTACCGGCTTCCTTGTCGTAGACATCACCGTAGAACGTCAGGATTTCTACATAGTCTGATTCGTAGTAGTGACGGATGTTGCTGAAGCCATCTGCTACAAACCCATCGTCTTTGTACCGTTCATCCCCACTATTCAAAACTGTGGTACGGGCAGAAAGACTACGTTCAAGAACCTTCTTGTAGAAATTATTTGTTGGGTTCTCATCAATCAGTCTTTTGAGTTCACCGAGGGTTTTAAGACTACGGACAATCTTTGGTGTTGATTTGAAGTTAGCAGCAGTTGGGTTAAATACAATGTCGAAAGGAGAGATACGAACAAGCTTCGGACCAACATAATCAATAGTAACCTCACCATCTTCTTTTGTCAAGTACTTTTGTTCCCAAGAAACCGTAGCAAAGCAGTTTCCATATTGAATCCAATCGTACAGAAGGTCAGAAGCAGTATTAATGAAACTGGACTGACGGAGTTTGGTGTCCATGTATGCTTGGATAGTCTGCCGTTTATCTTTAATCAACGGGTCTTCCGAGTGAGCCTCAAACTTCATCCACTGTTGACGGGGGAACAGGGTAGCAAAGTAATTAGCATGGAGGTTATCCATGATCTGAGTCAGCTTTGGGGTGGTCGTAGAGTTAGACCAGGGAAGCATGGCATTAGAAGTGGTCCGAGTGTCCGTAGCATACAGGTAGTTACGGAGTTCTTTCTTTTGCTCCATCCACTTCAGGCGATAAGTATTCCACTGGAACCACCGATTGCCTATCTCTACCGCCAGAGTATCCGGGTTGAGAATAGTTGCAATATTGATTTCTTTCATTACCCAGTACCTCTGAATCTATTATTAGCCCAGACTATGTTTGTTCTTCTTGCCCTGTTATATGTCTTAGCTGGTTTTACCGCCATGTCTACTACGGCAGCAAGGGCATCCTTTACGTCATCGTGAGGTGAATTACGGCTGGAAAGTTCTTCTTCCAGTGTCTGGATATTACCACCTCGGTAATGCCAGATAGAAAGGTTGTCGTATCTGGGTTCAAGAATAGCTGCAATACGTTCTTCTTTAGTCCCGTTATTAGGTCTAAACTCATCAACACTGAGAGCTAGTCCATGCTCCTTGATAAGTTCTTTCAACTGACGGACAATAGCTTTCTGTGCTACGGTAACTTCTGCTCTGATTTTACGGAAGCTCCACTTGTTTACTAGGTGAAGTATGTGTTCAAAGTAATCAGAAATACGGTCAGTTCTAAATCTGTCGATGTCAAGTATATAGATATTCCCAGAATTGTCAATACCTATTACGACGATAGCTGTATAGTCTGCCTTCTTTGACAGGCTAAATGCGAAGTCAACGGCAGCAAAGACATTCAAACGACTGTCTTGGTAGTACCAGTAGCCTTCATCCTGCTTCAGGTGTTTACGTTCATAGTACTGAAACTTGTCAGAGCCGACCGGTACATTGTCTGGATCAGAAGGATCGTTGTAGTACTGTGCTCGGAACTGGCCCTTGTCAAGGTACTGGCCCCTTTTCTTGGCCAGAATCTTCATATCAAAGCCAAACCACTTTCCGTCTTTTCTTTGCTGTCGAGGCCAGAGAAATTCTCCGGTGCCATCCCCATAGCTTTCTACCGGTCGTTCAAAAACCTCGTAGATATTGTCTTCACTGACCTTCTCTCCGTCATCATCATAGATGTCTTCGGACATTTGAAGAAGACTGTTGTAAAGGTCTAACGGGTGGTACCTTGTACCAACCACCCACTCCTTTGCTTCTGCCCCTTCGATAGAGGACAGAAGGGAGTATTGGCTACTCACCTTCTGTCGGCCCTCACCTGTGTATGCGTTCTCGTAAACGACAACATCGTCCAGAACTGCAATATCACAGTGAAGGCCAGTCAGTGAAGTCGTCAACCCGCCAGTAAAGATAGAAGGGTCTCGAACATTCTCTTCTTTTCGTTTAGGGTGATCCAACATAATCTCTGATGTTGTCCACCTGGCCCGTTTTCCCTCCTCGGCATTGACATGCTCTGGCCAGTACCTTTGGTACACCCGAGAAGTCAGGATACCTTTAATAAAGCCTAGCTGTTTCTCTGCGAGATTTGCTGTAGCAGAAATATACAACACACGAAGAGTAGGGTCTTTGGTTAGTTCCCAAGCAACTCTATAGGCAATAAGACGAGACTTGCCGTGGTCTCGGGGATAAAGTAGTAGTTGATGAGATTTTGCACCTTGGCGAGTCCACCAATTACATACGTCCTCATGGCATTGTCCTAGCACTTGTTCAGGTGCAACAAGCTTGATAAAGGTTACAAGGTCTGCTTCTGCTGCATCCCTGATCTGTTCAACAGGGTTTGACATTAAGCTTCTTCGTTATCAATCCGTTTACACTCGGCTTCCATCCAGTAAAGTTTTGCACCTTGCATTTGGTCTATACCTTTTAAAAGGTAATAAAGATTGTTAGAGAGTTGGGCAACACACTCCTCCTCAGTTCGATAAAGCTCATTGGACAATTTAGAAATGCACTTCAGTTCTTCATTTAACGTAATGCAAGCAGAGACAACAAAGAGAAAGGTCATTCCATCACCTCCAGTTTTTGTTCATAGACAGACGTTCTAAACCCCTAACCATCAACCACCAACTCCTAAAAGCCTAGCAAGTTGGTCTCGAAGAATAAAAGCAGCAGCAATAAGACCTGACAAAAGAATAATCGTCTGTCTCCACGTCTTTAACACAAGTCGTTGGGCGGCTCTGTAGTTAGCTTCTTCAGCAAGTTGGTCCGCAACTGGGATCAACTTCTTCAGAGCCTCTACCTCTTCATCAGTCAGTTGCGACATTCACACTGCTCCAAAGATCGTAATCTTCTTTAAAAAGGTGGTTGACAAAGACCCTGTCTTCTTTTGTTGGAACATCTTTTCTTCTTAAAGAGATGTTGTCTCTTTTATTCTCTACGACTAGTCCTAAACGACTATTTAAAAATTTTAGAAATCCTTGGCTGTCTTCGTACCTAAAAAGATGTGTTACTCTTTTGGAACCACAAAGTAGATACTGGTGCTGGAAGATCGGTAGCTCTGGGAATAGTGGGCCATTTTCAATCCATTTTTTGGCGTAATTTGTATAAGAGATTCCAGTAGAACTTGCTTTCGAATCTAATTTTACAAAGTAGTTGTTGTAGTTCCACCAGCTTTCCATCCAACTTGCCGGTTCTCTAATTTTTGATACAGTTTCTACGTCACCAAATTTTTTGTAGAGCTTCTCAAAAGTAATGTGTGTATCAAGAACAGTCTTACTAAAACCTTGTAGATTTTTTGCGAGGGCTGTCGTACCAGTTTTAGGAACCAGTACCACAAACAAATTATCCATAAAAAGAGCCACTATTGCCCTAGTACAGGCCAAACTACATTTCGAGGAAAGCCCTCTTGCTGTGGCACATCAAGAAGTTGCTGCCGGTATTTTCGGAAGTTTTCCTGGGCTTGTACAGAAAGGGATTCCCAACGTAGTGGGTTAGAAACAACCGTATCAACAACTTCTTTGAGGAGGTCGTTCCGTTGACGACGAACATTATCTGGTGAGAAGTTAATGTTATTTAGTTCATCAATTTCTTCTTGGGTCATGTCCATAAGAACATTGTCTACATATTTTTTCATTACCTTGCCTCACACACAATAATTGCTCGTTCGTTAGCATTAGAACCTTCAAAGGAAGCGTCTATCTTTATTTCGTCATAGGTGGTACCTGCGTAGGTTGAATAACCAAATAAGACGTTAGAGGATTGGATGGAACTAGTATTAGATGAAGACCTGTCAAAAGTACTAACAGTAAAATTTGCTGCCGACCCGCTACATATAACCGTTTCAGTATCAAATGAATAGCTGTTCAAGACGTTTTGAATTGTTGCTTCAAAGGCAATAACAGGTCTGGCCGGTGAACCTTTACCACCACCAGTCGTGGAAGTTGGAGTCGCCCCAACCTGTCTCCAAGTTCCACCAGTATCCCTAATGTAAATTTTTCCGGAACTGGCAGCATATGTTTTAAAAACACCCCAAAGACGCCACTCATCGTAAGAACTGAGGCCAGTAAATGAAATTGAACTAACATCTGAAATTGGTTCCGTTACCCCGATAAGTGTCCAAGCAGCCTGCCCAGAAGATGCTGGAGCAGCCCACGACGGTAGGCCGGAAGCAACTGTCAGTACATCATTTGTCGATCCGATTGGAAGCCTTGAAAGAAGACCAGCATTACGGTAGTAAATGTCACCAGTGGCGTCGGAAGTGACGTTAATAACAGGCGAGGTGAGTGTCTTGTTGGTCAGTGTCTGTGTCGCAGTATTGGTTGTAACCTCTACACCCTCGACTGCAATGACACCAGCACCGGTACGAGTAATCGTTGTATCTGTGGCATGACCTACGTTTACACCAGCAAACTTAGGACTGTCAGTTGTG